GGAAAATACAAGTATAAAGATATAGTTAAAGAAGGTAATGGTGAATATTTTGGTGTAATTGCCGAAGAACTCAAAGAAGTAGCCCCTCATTTTGTTCAAGATAATCAAATTTTTGTTCCTAATATATATTCTAAAGGAAAATGTCAGCTTTTGCCAAATGATAGATATTCAATTGTAATCAAAAACTCTTTGCCAAAAATTACTAGTAACAAAGTAAGAATTTACACAGAAAACAACGTATTAGAATTAGAAATATTGAGCGTTAGTGATAAAGCGCTCATCGTAAAATCAAACGAAAGAATAGATCATGATGTTTTCGTTTATGGAACTTACGAGCAGTGCCCAACTGTTGCTAAAAACAAAATGTTTGAACTTGCGTGTGTTGTACTTAAAAACGCTGTACATAGAATTGAACAACTAGAAAATAAGGTAAATAGCTTATGTTAAATGACACAGGTGCTAATTTTAGGACTGGAACAATTTATATTGGTGATATTGGAAAAACAGAAGGTGCGCTTGAAGTAACTGGTGCAATTTTTTCTGCGACATCTACTATTGTTAATTCGGAAATATCTGAAATAGATGTAACAATTGAAGAAAGTGATTATATACCATTAATGTTTTTTTCAATAAAAAATACCAGCGAAAATACAGAAAGTGCAAATATTACAATAATCGTGCTAAAGAATCAAACTTCTAGCAATGTCAAAATACAAGTAAATAAAAACACCGGCAACGCTGTTGATATTACTTTAAATGTTTTGATTGTAAAGCCTGGGATGATTTAGCGTAAGGCAAATCACTGTATTTTAATCTATGTTATAATAAAAAAGTGATTTAAATATAAATAATAAAAGGTTGATTATATGACAAAAATTACCCAATCAGAAAAAGACATCAAAATAGCTGATGTTATCAGCACATTAAAAACCACAAATTTAGTTTCAGAGTTTGGTAATAATTGTGATTTTCTTAAGCAATTATTGATATTATTCTATAACCTAAATGCAAAAGGTATAGCTGTATCAAAGGAAGAAAGGCAAGATATTTTTTCATTGTTAAATAAAATAGAAAACACAGTAAAAGAAACAATTAAATTAGAGGTATAATATGAGCGAAGTTAGTACGATTTTAAAATTAGATTATGCAGGAGTGCAATTAAATTCTGAACTTGCGGGTAATATTCAAAATTTAAGAGGTTTTGCAAGTTCAATATTTAGAGGCGGTCTTGATGTTGCGTCTACGGATTATGCTGATACTAAAGCTAATTTCACTAAGGCTTTAGCGGATGTTCAGGCTAATTTAACCGCGATTAATAATTTGATTTATCCAGATGCTACTCGCGCTTGTGAATGCACATTAACACTTAGTAACAATGAGGCTGTCTAAATCAATGCAGTTTGTTAATTACATATCTGCACCATTTGCTGGAATCAACAAAACTCCAACTACTTTAATAACAACAGATAGTAATACGTTAGTAATTATTAGTTTAATTGTTTGTAATAGAGTTAGGACTCCTATTAGGTTTTACTTAAAAAAAGTGAGCGCTGGTATTAGTCCTAAGGAAACATTTTACATCAATGAATTTGAAATTAAGCCTTATGATACTGTAGATATTGTCAAAGAGAAAGGCCTTAATATCTTTCTGCAATATAGCCAAACACCAACTATCAGTGACAGTTTGGTGTGCTTCTCAAACGGAGATGGTCAGAAATTTGATTGCGAGCTTAACTATGCACAATTAAAGGAGTTACCGTCATCTTATTGTATGGTATAATAGAATTAACATAAGTTCTGCGAACTTCAAAATCGTATTGTAGGTTTACTTCTTACCCATAAAAAGATTTTAAATTAGAATAATTTAAAACTTTAAATATAAGAGGTTAACATGCACGATACTTCAATTACAAAATTATCAGGTCTTGATATAAATCCACAAGGAGCAAGCGAAAAAAAACTTACCGGGCTATATATCCCGTCTCTTACTACTATAGAAATTAATAATCTATCTTCTGAAATTGTTAGGGATGGCGGTATTGTTTATGACTCAACAATTGGCGGATTAAGAACTAGAAAAAATAATAAATGGATAGGCTTGTCTGGTTATAGAACTGGTAGTATCACAAATATTGGCGATGTAGGTGGTGATGCAAACCCTGATCTTAGTGTTACAGGCTCTATATTAACAGCATCTAAATCCGAGAGTCAGAATGGTGGAAATACTATTACTATTACTTATGATGATCTTGGTTATACTCCGCTAATTTATGTATCTGTTGAAGGAACTGGCAACAACGATCTTTACGAGCCTTGTATTAGACCTAATTCAACTTCAACTCAAGCAGAAATTTATTTACGCGAAGGAAACGGATTAGTACAAAACGTGAAAGCTCACATTTTGTTAATGCAACCGGATGTATAAATATGTTTATACGTAAAATTACGTGTTTTATTTTGTTCAGCGTTTTAACAACTGGATGCTCAATAAAAGATTTAGAGTTGTTTGATAATCGTCAAATTTCACAAAAGCAGGATAAAAAATGAACCCAGCATTATTAAATTATTCACAAGCAAATCAGCAAATAAGTAATGATTCTAATCCTTTTGATTCAGGAATAAGGCGTGCAATAGAGACTGCTAGAGAGTCACTAGGCATGACTGAGAAGCAGCAAGACCGGGCTTTACGCAGAAGCTTGCTTAATTTTGCTTCAAATATTGCACAAACTCCCAAACGAAAGGGGTTTTTTAATAATTTCGGCGATATATCTCGTGCTGCTATTCCTGCCATGCTTGAATATGATACAGCAGAAGCAAATTACGAAGCTGATAATAATGCTCTTGCTAATCAGATACTTAGCTATCAGGATAAACAAAGAGAAGCTTTGTCAAAAGCGGAAGAGCAAGCTTGGAGACATAAAATGGGTGAGGATAACTTATCTGAGGTAAAGCGTTATCATGATTTAGTAAATGCAAATAACCAAGCAAAACTTACTGCTGCTGGCTCTGCTGGTAAAGGAGCCCATGGCGGGAGTGACGAAGAAAAAACTATGGCCCTGGCTAAATTACTTGATAATGCAGAAATGTTCTTAAAAAGCCAAGAGGGACAGAAATCTCAAATAGGTAGGCTGCAATCAATGTCGCCTTTATCAATACCTGATCAATCACAAGCTGCACTCAAGCAATATGAGGATTCTATAAAAGGTGCGCTGTTTAATAGGCTTGGCTATAGAAACGAAGCTGAGTTTAAACATACTCCATCAATCAGCAGTAAATATGACCCTGCAACTAACTTGAAAATCATTGAAAATTTAAGAAAGAGCTATATAGATCAAGCAAATGATAGCAATCAAGATTATATGGTAGAAGTAATAGCACCATCTGGAAAAAGAGGTATGATTCCTCGCTCTGCTGTTGCTGCCTCTGGATATACTATTGTGGAGTAATGCTATGGATGAATTTAGTAAATTTGGCGGATATGCACTTGATGGTGAAAATACTCCGCAAGATGAGTTTGCCAGATTCGGTGGTTATGGTTTAAATGAGCTAGAATCTAAAGTTACGGCAGAAGCAAAACAAGGCGATTCTTGGCCAGCATTAATTGGTAAATCTGTTGTAAAAGGATTGACGGGACTTGCTGGAGTATTTGGCAACTTTCAAACTCAGCCACAAGCAACACCAGAGACGCAAAAGATTATTGATAAGTTTAAAGACAATTTAAGCCCGCAAGATAGGCAAATGCTTGATAGTCGTATGCCTAATTCACAAGAGATACAAGGATACTTAGAAGACAAATCAAGCTTTGATTTAGAGCCAAACCCTACAACGGAAGGACAAAGAATAGCTTCACATGCTACTGAGTTTGCTGCTGCAAGCTTGATTCCATTAGGTTTGGCTGCAAAACAAGGAAATCTTGCATTAAAAGGTCTGGGGCTTGCAAAACAAGCTGGAGTAGGTGCGGGAATTGGAGCTACTAGCGGCGTGATGCAAGAAATGGGCGTAGATCCATTAGTTGCTGATCTTGGAGCAAGTATTGCCGTTCCTTCTGCTCTTAATAGAGGCAAGAACATATTCTCTAATTTTACGCAAAAAGGTCGCGATAATATAGTAAAAGATGAAGCTGCTAATATCCTCCGCAAAGATATAGGCGAGGGGAATATTCCAGATGTTGTAGGCAAGCTAGATTATAATTCACCTATTGGAGTACGCCCTACAACAGTAGAGCTAGCTGAGAATTCTGGACTTAGCCACAGAGCAAGAACTGAAAGTCCTTCTTTGCCTGATATGCACCAGCGCAATGCCTTAAATGATAGTATCATGCGAGAAAAAATAGCTGATATTGCTCCTAGCTCCGGTTTAAATGATGAGATAATCGGCGAAACTATTAGAAATAATCTATATGCTAATTTAGAGAAAGCCAAAAAGGTACGATCAGATACAACTAAACCTTTATATGATAAGGTCGAATCTTTAACTGATAAAATTACGTTACCCAAAACTAAAGAATATCTACAAAACGAAGCTCGTTATGCTGAAGGTGATATTAAGAATAATATCAAATACATCATCGATACTTTAGGCAAAGATGCTGAAATCTTGCCCGTACAAGCTGTAAATAAGCGCAAAGCTATTACTGACAGATTATCCGAGGTTAAGGGCGAGAGTAGCAGAAGGATATTAAAAAATGTAGAAGAGTCAATACTAGGTGACATGGCACATATTCCAGAAGAGAGAATAGCGCGAGAAGCATACAAGGATTTATCTATTCCGGTATCTGCTATTGAAGATCAGAATTTGCTTAAGAAATTTGTTGAAAAAGATAAATATTCTAATAATTTCATATTATCACCAGAGAAAATACCAAGTAAAATCTTAGGTAGCAGCTTAAATGACGTGAAAGCTCTAATGCAGCAAATTGAAGGTAATCCTGAGACTGTAAATTCTCTGCGTAGTTCTATCATAGATAAATTACTTAAATCTAGTGAGACATCTGGTATCAATACAGCACAAGGCAAAGCCTTAGAGCATAATTTATCTTATAACAAACTAAATAATGCACTATCTAAATATAAGCCAAAGCTTGATTTAATCTTTGAAAAAGAACAAGTAGAGCTTTTAGAACATGTTCGGGATTTGCTTAAAAAACGCAACATGGTGGCAACTTTAGGCAGAGCCGCTGGCTCTAACACACAAAGCCAATTAACATTACTTGAACTTACATCCTTGCCTAAAGGAGCAGATTTTATGAATTTAGTTGAAGGTGTGCCAGTTTTAGGTAAGCCAATTTCTAAAATGCGAGATCGCAGCAAGGCTATTCAAGATGCAAATATTCGCAGTTTAGTAGGTAGAGCCTTAGTAGAGCCGCAGCTAGCTAAGGAGTTATTAACTAGGCCAAAAAACGTAGAAAGTATTAATGCATTTTTGGAGCGTTTACCTAAAAATCTATTAGTATCTACAAGTTTAAATAGCGGGGAGGATCAGTAATGAATTATACAACATTAACTGAGCAAATAAAGGCTTATGCTAACCGCAAAGATGCAGCATTTAATGCTCAAATACCAAACTTCATTGAGCAAGGGATAAATCGTATTTACAGTGAGGCTAAAAATATTGGTTTTGAAATTATTATCACTGGTGATGTCCCAGAGAATGCAACTTCTATAGATAAGCCTGCAAATTGGCGAGAGACGATCAGTTTTAGGATATATACAGAAGATCAGAAGTTTTCTAAATTTTTATTTAATAGGAGTTATGAGTTCTGTAAGTCATACTGGCCAGATCAGAGTATAACTGGGGAGCCACAATTTTACGCTGATTATCAAGCATACGAAAAGATATTTATCAGTCCTAGTGCCGATAAAGACTATAAATATTCCCTAATATATTTGGGCGTACCGCTATTTAATACCGAAAACAGCGAGAACTTTTTAACTCGTAGGTATCCAAGGCTATTATTCTATGCCTGTATGTTAGAAGCCATGCCATTCTTGAAAGATGATGAGAGGCTCGGGCAGTTTGAGCAATTATATGCTAGTAGCCTTGATGATATTAACCAAGATACTACTGAACGTTATGTTGATAGAACTTCAGATAGGGGTAAGGACTAATGGCAGATTACATGTTTCCCCTTACCTACAAAGCTGGCCTTAATCGAGATGATACAACTTTTCAGCCTGAATATTGCAATGACGGGCAATGGATTAGATTTAATGAAGGTAAGGTCAAGAAAATAGGCGGTGTTATTAGTCCCGGGAAGCTAGGTACTTATAATTATGAGAGGGTAAAGTCTGTTACGCTGCTCCCTAATAATGATGCAGATAAAATCAATGTCTATTTAGCCTCTGAACAGAAAATTTTTACCTTTTGGGTAAATCAGGATTTTACCAATAAATCTGAAGTTACTCAAATTAAAAGTTTTGCTCCAAGTTCTGCAAGAATGTTCCAAGCTGTTGTAGTAATCGATGATAATGTAAAGAAAATACTGTTTTTAGAGACCTATAATGCGCAAAATATAGCCCAAACGGCTAAATGTAAGCTGTATCAGGTTAATATTGCTAATAATGCTATTACTGAAGTACAGCAAACTAGCTTTAATAACCAAATAAGTGGTGGTATGTGTTATGCTGCGCCGCATTTATTTCTTTATGGTGAGAATGGTTATATACAATATAGCAAGGCCGGTAATCCTTTAAACTTTAGAGAACAAGACGGGGCTGGTAGTCAAATTATCTCAAATGACAAGGTTATATATGCAGCGCCTATTCGCGGAGGTTCAAATTCTCCGTCACTATTATTTTGGACATTATCGAAAGTAGTCAGGCTGACAAATACATCAGAAGGAGAGCAAGTAGAATTACAGCGTGATGTTATATCAAATAGCTCTTCTATTTTATCATCTAGAGCAGTTGCTGAATATGATGGCTTATTTTTCTGGATAGGAACTGATAGATTCTTTGTTTATAACGGAGTTGTCCAAGAAATGGTCAATAATAGCTCTATTAACTATTTCTTTGATAATCTTGACATTAATCATAGGCAATTAGTCTTTAGCGTCATAAATCCACGCTTTGGCGAAATATGGTGGTTCTACCCTGAAAAAGGCCAAGATGAGTATAATGTTAAAAATACCAGGGCTTTAATATACAATAAGCGTGAGAACTCTTGGTATGATACTGCCTTGAGCAGAGATTGCGGCATATTCTCAGGTGATTTTGGCTTTATGGCAACTTATGGCTATAGCTTTCAAGGTGATAACTTGAATAAATATCTGTGGAAACATGAAGTAGGTGAAAAGGAAATAGCGGGCGATGAGATCAATGCCTCGATTATGTCTTCAGTTACTACGCCGTTTATCTCACAAGCTGCTTTTAATGCACAAAATCCAATGAATGGGGTTGATCGGTTTTTAGAATTGCGTCGTATAGAACCTGATTTTGTTATGAGTGATAAGAGAAAAGAATTACAGGTTAGGATAAATACTAAAAGATATGCTCAGAGTGCTTTGACTACTTCTGACGCCATTACTTTTACAGGCGAAACAGAGAAGATAGATACTAGAGAGCAAGGCAGAGCCATATCTTTGACTTTTTCATCGGAGCATGATTTTAGGATGGGAAATATTATGCTGCAGCTTGCTAGTGGGGATGGTAACTGATGATAGTGTGGCCTGAATATATAGATATCAAAGACTGGGCAGCTAATTTAATTGTTGATTATCCTGATGAATATTTACCTATTCTTGAAGATGCAGATAAATGGGAAGACTGGGCTTCTATAGTTGCGGGTACTGGGGTTTTTGCAAGAAACGATATTCCAGCACCTTTTTCTGTAACGGAAGGAAAAAAAAAGCAAGAATTCAAAGATTGGCAAGAATGGGCGAAAACGGTCTATAATTTAATGATAAATAGTGGAGATAAAAATGTTTAATCCAATGACAAACATGATAAATGATGAAGATATGGAAGAAAACAATCCATACATGACAAATAACGCTCCTATGATGCCGAATTATTATGCTGATGGTGGAATGGTCAAAAATGAAAAAATATCGCCTCTAATCGCACTTATGGGACAAGGAGAGACTAATCAAAAAGACAAGAAGTCACACAGAGAAAATAACCCGTATCCATCTCTTGCTGAAATGATCCGCCAGCAAGGTGAGGGTGAAGATACAGTGCTAGCTCATATTAATCCTATTGAGGCTGAAATGCTAGATGTTATGTATGGTGGTAGTATTAATCCTATCACTGGTTTACCTCAATTTGGGAACTTCTTAGATTTATTCGCTCCATTAGCAGGGGCTGTATTAGGTAATTTAGCATTACCTGGCCTTGGCGGAGTTATCGGTGGTGCTTTTGGTGGTGCTGCAAATAAAGTCTTGCATGACGGTTCTAAAAAAGATGCGATGAAAGGAGGTCTTACTGGTGCTTTGACTGGGGCTGTGTTACCTAGTGCTGCAAGTTTAGCAGGTAGTGCGATTGGAGCAGAGGGGTTAGGAGGACTAGGGGCAACTTTAAGTAATTACGGAGCACAAAATGCGGTATTACCATCAATTGGGCTTGGAAATTTAGGCAGTAGCATAGGTGGCACTTCTGCTGCCGGCGAAGTACCGGTTTCAGAAATAGTAAAGCAGGAAGCGGCCAAGACGGCGGCAACTGAATCTGCAAAACAAGCAGCAGAGAAGTCATTTACTGATATGCTTATGGATAATAGTAAAAACTTCTTTAGCCAGCCTTCTAATTTACTTACTGCTGCTATTGTTGGTGGGTCGCTGATGAATAGACCAAAACCTCCAAAAGAGAAATCACCAGAAGAGCAAGCAGCAGATAGAAAACGTTATGAAATGGCACTTATGCTAACTCCAGAAGAACAAGCTGCTAAGGAAGCAGCGGACTTATCGGCAGAGCAATCAAGAAGACGTGTTGCTAGAAATAAGTTCTTACCAGAAGAGAGGTTTAACATAGAACCTTTGCATGTAAAAACCAATAGCCCTGAGGACTATAAGAGAACGGGTAGGTGGCTTGAGTATTATAACAATCCACAGTTTAGCGGTAGCCCAATAATGATGAAAGAAGGCGGAGAAGTTAAGCCAAAAATTTCTTATGAAATAGAGCAATTTAGTTATCCGTCTGGCTTAGGTTTTTATGTAAGCGGTGAAACTAAAGGTCAGGATGATAAAATACCAGCTATGCTATCTGACGGGGAGTACGTAATTCCTGCTGATACAGTTGCGCATTTAGGCGATGGCAATAATAATGCTGGAGCTAAAAAACTTGATGAAATGATAAAAAAAATAAGAGGTAGTAAAGGCATGAAGAATGCTCTACCGCCTAAAGCAAAATCATTAACAGCTTATTTGGGGATGTAGATTATGGCAACACCAGAAGAAATATATGTATTAAATCACCCTGATGTATCTTTTAGAAGGTCTTTAAATCCTCAGTTTGAGGATGTTAATTTCTCAAGAGATTGGTTACAACGTGGTGGAATATACGACTTTAATCCACGCCAGCACGATAGGAAAGGTTTTGAAAAAACGCTAGAGGGCATGGTTGAAAAAGGCTATAGTCGTCTAGCTCAAGATAGAGCAAG